CCAGGGGCTCCGTGGAGTTGCTGGCAGCCGCGAAAAGCATGCGGGCAACACGCTTGTCGTACTCGTAAGCGAGGCTACGACCCAGTTCTTTTGTATAGATCTGGCGGATGTCGTAGTAGTTCATCAACTCATCTACCTGGTAGATCGCAGCGTCTGCGACCATCAAGGCATCGAGTTCGATGACACGCTCATTCAGGTCAGAAGGATCGTTGCCCTGACCTAAAATTTGTGTGCCGGGCTGGTGGTACCGCGCCTCCATTTTGCCCGTGATCGGGAAGGCAACTGACTTGCCTCCACGGATGTTGCGTTCACGGGTTTTGCCCTTGAACACACAGTTAGTCATGAACGCATCCAGAACCTCGGCAGAGCCGAGCTTCAGGAACATGGCGCGGTCTTTATCTAGACCAGTAGGACCAGGACCCCAAGTAGCGGCATCGCCTTTGATTTGGCCTAGCCGTTGGAGTGCTACATCAGGAGGAGTAGCCATTTTTCAAAAAAAGAAGGTGATCAGTTTTTGACTGCCCATTCCTCCCTGGCCGTAAGTTGTCCTTTCGGGCTTACCCAGTTCTGGTTGCTGTCTCTTGAATCTTATTAGAAGACATCAGAAGCGGCCAATATCATCTGCACCTTGTTTCTGTACGCCTCATCCACGTCGTACATCCGCTGACCGCGATCATTCCGCTTGTTCATTGCATCCAGCACTTGCTGCTGACTTTCAAAGCGAACTGTCGTGTCTGTTGGTGCTCCGCCCCCGTAGAGCTGTGGCTCAACGACAGCATCATTTGATCCCTGACGTGCCTGCATTGCTTTCAGTGCCCAACTAATTGCATCCTTGTTGCCTGAATCGACAACAGCGTTGTAGTTCGCCAGCTCTTCCTTGCTGAGGTTGGACTTGGCCCAGCCACTCAGCTGGTTAAAAGCTTCCTGGCCGCCGACGGAGTCCATCAATGCCGAGGCATCGGCATCAGAAAGGCCTCCTGCCTCTGCCGCCTCACCGGCCTGAGCCTTGGAGACGTAGTTCTCCACCACCTGCTGAGGGACATTGAATGTCTCAGCCAACGTGCCGTAGTGCTCGCTGATGTCTTCGCCGCTATCGGCGCGATACATCAGGTCCGCCAGATCGACACCCTTCCCTGCAAGCGTCTCGACAGCTTCCTTGCCATAAACCTCAACCGCCTGCTCAGCGGAGTAGCCCTCAGTCTCAACTGGAGCAGCTTCAGGCTCGCTATCAGGGCTGCTGTCGGGCTGGCTTCCCTGTTCGCCCATCTTGCGTTGGAGTTCCGCATAAGCCTTCGCCAACTCCTGAGGGCTCTTGAACTTGCCGAGAATTGCCTCTTCTTGCTGCGCTTCTTCTTGTTCACGCGCAAATTCCTCGACGATGTTCTCCTGGCCAGGGCCAACCATTCCGCCCTTTTCGGTTTCACCTTGAGTCAGCTGTGGGCTGGTATCAGGCTGTGAACCCTCAACAAATGCTTGCGGAGAGTTCTCGTAGGGAGTTGCGACTTCAGGGCTCATTGTTGTTCAGGTGCAGATTCGTTCATGCCGGCGACAGTTGATGCCGCATCAGCCAGGTTTTTGGGGTCAGTCAGTTTTGACTGGAGCAACGCTTGTTGTTGCGCTTGTTGTTGCGCAGCTTGTTGTTCTTGGGCGAGTTCCTCATCGGACTTAATTAGACCGACAGTATCAATCCCCATTGAATACGCCAAGCGTTTAATAAGTTCGGCAGGTTTCAGATAAGTCTGCATACCTTCCGGACCCATTGTTTGACCAAGCGTCGTCGTGAACCTAACCAGCTGCTCCAAGTCATTGCCACGTCCGACTGCTGCTAATCCAACAGTCATCACTGGTTTCACCAGCTCTTTTGGCAGCTTGGGAACTTTCTTTTCACGCTGCAAAATGTCCAGCTTCCGGGCGACATAAGGCACCTGGAATTCGCTGGTCAGGATGCTGTAGATCGAGCCCAGTGAGTTCTCGATTTGCAGCGCTTGGAGGCGAACCTCTTCCGCTGTTGTGCGTTCAGAGTCCCGGACGTCGGCAAGCATGAAAGCCTGTGACAGCCTGGCTTCGATCTGCTGCTTTCCTTGCATTGCCACCTGCAGATCGGTGCTCTTCTGCACCTGCAGGGCCTGCACATCATTGGGATCGCCAGTCACAAACGAACCGTTCGGACTGTTGGCCAGATTGGCGGCCTTGGTGACACCTGATGGCTTCACCAGGAACAGCACTTTGCTGCTGGCAAGGCTGCCCTCAGCGATGGCCTGACATAGCGCTTCAACGGTCTGGAGATCTGCCAATGCAGCGCTCTCGACGTAGCTGATTCCGTACTGCTGGCCATCACTACGAGTCATCCGCAGCGGCAGCCAAGGACTCACGTCTTCCGGTGCCCGACCTTCAGAACCAGGGATGATCTTGTTGTTCACCTCCTGATGCCATTTCACCGTTCCTTTTTTGCCCTGGCTGTTCCGCTCCCAGGTCACATAGGTGTAGATCCGGACGGTGTCGCCTGAATCTTTGCGGGGAACAGGCTGAACGATGTCATCAATAATCCCGCTAGTGATGTCATCGTCGTCATCCTTGGCCCGCACCATGTCCTGCACCTTCTTGGGCAGGGTGGTGATGGCCAGCTGCTCGCAGGTGATCACCTCCAGGGGGTTACCCATGGGGTCCCGCTGGCAGACATAGCGGTTGAGATGAAAACACCGCAGCCCCTCAGGCGCGATGTAGAGCAACGCGTTGCCACCAACGATCAGATGCAACAACGCCTCGTGGAACACCACCCGGTCGTTGCTTGCCTCGATCTCTCGCAGCACCTGACGCTCGATCTGGCTCAACGCCGCCTCGAAGTCAGACTTCTGCTCAGGGCTAACGCCCTGGGCATTCAGCTCGGCTTCATCCAGCGAGAAGCGAAAGAACTGCTGCGTCGGGGGCAGCAACGCCAGCAACATGCGGCTGGCAAGGTTCAGGCAACCCCTGGCGCCGATGCCGTTCCATGGCACCGGATAAGTCTCCTTGGTGTCAGGAACAGGCTCGTTGCTCTGCGGAATCAGGTACGGAATCGTCAGCCGAGCGCAAGCCCGACCCCTGCTCAGGTAGTAATCCCTGTCGGATTGCAGGTCTTCATAGCGTTGCGCTGCGGTCTGTTTCATCAGATTGAGAGATTGAAGCCACGGGTTGAAGCGGATCCGCGTGCAACAGCAGCAGATGTTGAACCAGAACCCCTACGGCCTTGAGCGCTAGGCGTTTGCTGAGCAGTAGGTGCAGGTGGCTGCACCTGGCCAAGAATTCGCAGCGATGTGGCTGCAGCACCACTGGCTCGCTTGATGCCCATCACCTTGCTCATGTTTGCCGCCTTCATGTCCGCAAGCTTTTTGTCCTGCTGACCCCGCAAGCTGGCAACTTGCTGGTTCTGTTCAGCCATCAAAGCCGCTTGCTGCGACTCAAGACGGTTTCTCCTTAGCTGTTGCTCACGAGCAATCTTTTCTTGCTCCCTGGCGAGCTTATCCAGCTCTCTTTGCCGCCTTTCGGCCTTTCTCTCCTTCTTCCTGGCCTTCTTTTCGGCCTTTCTCTTTTTGCTAGCGCCACTGCACATGATCAGATACCAAGGTTGAGGCCAGAACCAGTGCCACTGGCAGTGCCGGCGGTACTGATCTTGAGGTTGGTCTTTGGCTTCTTCTTCTTCTCGATGACAGCCGTTGTTTGAGCTTGTTCAGGCTCTGACTGGGTTGCAGTAACTGACAAGGCACTGGCTTGCTCAGCGGCACCAGCCGATGCAGCCTCTGCTTCTGCAGCCATGGCAGCTTTTTCAGTTGCAGCCAGATCTGCTGCGTACTGTTCTTCTAATGCCAAGGTCTGAGCATTGGCTTCATCAATTTGAGCCTGCAGTTGCGACTGGAATTCGCTCTGCTGCGCTGCAATCTGCTGCTCATATTGAGCCAGCGATTCTTCCTGACGCCTGATGTCAGCCTTAGAAGGGCCTTTGTACTTGACGTTTGGTGCTTTAGGACCGCCGAAACACATGGTTTTGCTCCTATGGAGAGGTGATGTTCAAGCCAGTCCCCTGGCCGGAGGAAGATGCGACTTTTTTGCCAATCCTCAAAGAGGATTTGCCCTTCCGGGACGAGATCCTGCGATCTCTGGCGCCAATAACTGGAGCCTGCGCAGTTGGCTCCGGAGGTGGAGTCCCCACCAAAACTGACAACCGTCTTGCCTCTTCTTCGAGCTTGTCCTGATCCTTTGCCTTCTGCACTTGGGCATCACGGATCTTTTCTCGTATTGCCGTCTGCTGTTTCAGGGACGCATTCAGCTGACCCTGCATCGCCTTGGATTGATTATCCATTTGCGATTCAATCGCATCCTTCTGCAGCTGAAACTGCTTGTCGTATGCGTTGTAGTCGGGCTTCGTGATCGTCCCGGCACTGCCACCGCCAAAACACATCAGTTGTGGCCTCCTAATTCCATGGTGGTGCGCAGATCCTCTTGTTGCTCCGCAAGCTTGTGTGCAAGCCACTTCACAACAGACACCTGGCCAGCACGCCACATGATCTCCTTGTCACTCCAGTCAAATGACGGAGCGACATCAGGGAATTCGGCTGCAAGCGCTGCCACTAGCCGCTCATCAATGGGTGGCAAGTAAGGCACTCTGCGAGATCGTAGACATAGGAACTTTATCTACCTTGGGTTCAGAAGCCCAGTCATGCCATGAGTGATGATCTCGACAAGCTCAGCCAGATCCACAGCCTCGTAATTGATCAAGTCCTGGAAGATCTCCAGAACGGTGATCGCAAAGCACGACAAGAGGCCATGGCACTGCTGAA